CCAGGTCAGCCGGAAGGAGCAGCTGCTGGCAAATATCTACCACAACATGGCCCGCCTGGCCGGCCGGTCAGAAACAGAGCTGACCGGACTGCTGGAAGGCCTGGTGCAGACCAACTATGAACGTAAAATGTTCGATATCCAGAGTATCGGGGGAGTGGCCTGGGATGTGTCGAAGGTGGATGAACGGCTGTTAAAGCAGATATTATCTTATCCATGGAGCGGAAAGCAGTATTCAAAAGCGCTTTGGGACAACACGGACCAGCTGGCAGCGCTGACCCGCCGTGAGCTGACTCTGGGATTCATGAGCGGGGCCAGTGTGGATAAGATTGCAAAGGAGATTGACGATGTGATGGGGAAGGGAAGGTATGCGGCCCAGCGTCTGGTACGGACAGAGGCCAGCTACTTTGCCAATCAGGGCCAGCTGCTTGCGTATCAGGATGCCGGGGTGACAAAGTACCGTTTTCTGGGCGGAGGCTGTGAAATTTGCCAGCGCCTGAATGGTCAGGTGTTTGAACTATCAGACGCGCGGGCCGGGGAGAACCTGCCGCCCATCCATCCGAACTGCAAATGCACCACGGTGGCAGCCTATGATATACCCGTATTTAAACAACGCCAGGGAAATCCGCTGAAAAGTAATCCGAAGTTTGAAGAATGGAAGAAAAAACATATGGAGGAAGCGGATAAAGCAGAATCAGAACCAGGACAGGAAAATGCGAAGAAAGGCATCTTTGCGAATCTAAAGGATCGGCGGGAGGCGACCGGCCTGCTGCAGCCCTACGCATCCAAGGTAAAGGTGACCGGGGAGGTGAATCAAGCAAATTACAAGAAAGCAGCTGCGGAGCTGGAACGGCAGCTTGCAAAGGCCCCGTTTCAGAAACTGGATGAAATCACAATATTTGATTCCCGGGATGCTCCTGGAAAAATGGGCTCAGCCGTAGGAAAACGATTGCGGATGGGTACGGCGCTCATGAATGCGCCGGAGCAGTATTATGAAGGAAGTGTACTGAACTGGACAAAACGGATTGAAGCTTCCATGGGAAAGCTGCGGGCGAGACTAAATGAAGGGGCGTCGGAAGCAGTCAGGGAGGCATATGGCAGGCAGATGGAATTAAAACGTTACAGCCGGGGAAATGTCTTATATAAAGGCCGTGAGATAGCATGCGTCATCCAGCATGAAATGATGCATATGATTGTAAACGAAACAGGGATGCGGGATGACAGGAAATTAAAGGAATGTTATAATAGGGCTATGAAAAGCGGCGATGTTTATGGTATTTCCTACCGTGCTTCGGAAAATGAACGGGAGTTTATTTGTGAGGCGGCGGTTATGTACGAAAACGGGGAGCCGATGCCGGAATACATAAAACGCCTGGTGAAGGAGTGTAAATCGCATGAAGCATGAGAACTGTGAAAACTGCCTGGTATACGATGAACTGATGGAGGGAATCCTGGCTCCCTGTGATGAAGAGGAGGCATGGAAGCTCCACTACTGTCTGTCATATGAAAAAGGAATCCCAAAAGAGATATGGTCCGGGAAGAACGCCTGCCCGCATCGGATTGAGCCAGAATCATCTGGAGGGAACGATACAGTAACGAAATGAGAATGAGTCCCAGCTATGGGGCTTATTTTATTACGCAAAAATAGGAGCAATGGAAGGAGAATATCATGGAAAAACGTAAATTACTGTTAAAGGACGGAACAGCCATCATCTTGGAAGCCGGATCCTGCCTGGGGCAGATGGAGGCCGCCTATGAGGGGCGGGAAGCCTTAATGGCGGATTGGGAAAAGATGACAAAAGAGAACTTATCCCGGGTACAGATAAAGAACGGTGATACGGTGACCGGGACCTACGAGCACCTAATACTTGGAGATCCGGTGCTGGTAGTCCGGGGAAAGGAGGACGGCACCCTCCTTGCTTCCTGGGGGATCCGGGAACGGACGGAGCTTGAAAAGCTGGCGGACCGAGTAGGGGCAGTGGAGGAAACCACGGATGTGCTTGCTATGGATGCACTGACAGGAGGTGAGGGAGCATGATACAGACATTGACCCGTATCTATCGAGAAACAGGCAACGAGCAATATCTGACCAATGCGGTCAAAAAGAAGTGGATCACAGAGGAAGAGAAAGCCCAAATCATGGCGGAAGTGAATGGATAGGAGGAACATCGGATGGAAGAAGGAACAAAGGCAGCTGTGTCAGATACGGTATTGGAGCAGCAGGGAGAGAAACAGGAGGAGGGGGGACTGCTTGATAAGATACGCAGCCTCCTGGGAGGAAGCCAGAAGAAAGAGGAGGGCCCGGGAGTACAGACGCCCGCAAAGGATGGGAAAACAGCAGGGGAAAAAAAGGAGGAAGGGACAGACGGGAAGGAGGCTTCCCGTGAAAAGCAGGCAGAAAAAACCTATACCCAGGCAGAGCTGGCCGCTGAAATTGAAAAAGCCGTAAAGGAAGCAAAGGAGGCGGAAGAGGCCCGGCGGGCGGAGGAAAAGCGCCTGGAGAAGCTTTCGCCGCAGGAACGGGAGGCCGAGGAGCGGGAGGCTATGAAAAAGGAGAACGCAGAGCTGACCGGGAAACTGAAGCGGATGGAGCTGGAACAGAAAGCGGCCGCTAAGCTGGCGGAGAAAAAGCTTCCGGTCGGACTGTCGGAATTCCTGGATTATACAGATGAAGCCAGGATGGCGGCCAGCCTGGAGAAGATTGGAGCCATGTACCAGGAGCAGTTGGAGACAGGCATCAAGGAGCGGCTTAAGGGCACCACTCCCAAGGGACTGGGAGGAGCAGCCAGCCTGACAGACGGCATGATCAGCGCGGAAATTCAGAAACGAATCAGAGGAGGATTATAAGATGGCAAACACAATTGAGTATGCAAAGATATTTCAGCCGGAGCTTGACGCGGCAGCTGTGGAACAGGCTACATCCGGCTGGATGGAGGTGAACCGTGACCTGGTGCGCTACAGCGGGGGCGATGAGGTGAAAATTCCCAATGTTGTCATGGACGGGCTGGCGGACTATGACCGGGCGAACGGGTTTGTCGCAGGCAGCGTGGACCTTTCGTGGCAGACCATGAAGATGACCAAGGACAGGGGCCGCTCCTTCCAGATCGATGAAAACGATGTGGATGAGTCCGGCTTTGTGCTGGCAGCCGCCAGCCTGATGGGAGAATTCCAGCGGGTCCATGTTGTCCCGGAGATTGATGCCTACCGTTACAGCACCATTGCGCAAAAATGTATGGGAGCGGACTTGGCAGCATACAGCTATACGCCTGCGGAATCGAGCATCTTGAAAGCGCTCTTAGATGATATAGCGGCTGTGCAGGACGTGGTAGGGGAGAACACCCCGCTCATCGTCTCCATCTCCACCCTGGTTTTAAACCTCTTGAATAATTCGGATAAGCTGTCCAGACGGCTGGATGTGACGGATTTTTCCCAGGGAGATGTGACGGTCAAGGTCAAATCCTTGAATGGGATTCCCTTACGGTCCGTGCCGTCCGGCCGTATGAAGTCTAAGTACGTGTTCCAGGACGGAAAGACAGCCGGACAGGAAAAAGGCGGATTTAAGGCGGCGGAGGATGCTATTGACATTAACTGGCTCATCACGCCGCAGAACGCCCCCATCGCGGTTTCCAAGACGGACAAGATGCGGATCTTTGACCCGGATACCAACCAGAAGGCCCGGGCATGGGGCTGGGATTACCGGAGATACCATGATCTGTGGATCACGAAGGAAAAGCTCAAGACCTGCCGTGCGAATTTCAAACAGGCAAAACCGGCCGCTGTGGAACCGGAAGAAACGGCGTAATGGAGGGGAGACGCAGATGACCAGTGAGCAGCTTACATGGATAACCGGGGAGGTGATGGCCTCCCTAAAGCTATCGGATGACAAGAAATCAGATGTGGAGCGGTGTATTCGGCGGATTGGAACCATGGTCCTCATCCGCTGCAATCGGGAGGATATTCCAAAAATGCTGGAGCCGGTGATTGCACAGATGGCGGAGGACACCTTAAAGGAGGAGATGAACCTGTCCGGTGCAGGTGCTGTCTCCTCCGTGACCAGGGGAGATACCTCTATCACCTATCGGGACGACACGGCCCTTACCCAGGCATCCTCCCGGCTTTTGAAAGACTATGAGCCCCAGCTGCGCCGCTATAAAAAGATGAACCTGCCAAAATAAAGGAGGAACACATGACAGAAGCAGATATCCTGGCTTTGACCTATGAAGATACCGTGACTGTTTACCGACCTTTCAAAGACCGTCTGCCAAACGGAGAGACGGTCTTTCACAGGAAAGCGGAGGGAAGGAAGGTTTATGAATCCATCTCCTGCGCTTTGTCCACCCATACGGGAGGAACTCTGAACCGGGAACTGCCCGCAGGAAGTGTCCCCACCCAGTATAGTCTGTTTGTGCGTCCGGAGATAGAGATAGAGCCTAATGATTACCTGGAAATTAAACAGAGGGGACGGCTCACCAAAGCCATGGCCGGACTGGCCGAGCGTCAGCCCTCTCACAACCAGGTCCCGCTTATCCTGGAACAGGAGCGTGTCTGATGGCCGGGACGGAATACCGTATGGATGGACTGGACGAATGGGAACAGGAACTGGCCAGGGCCATTGAGGAGCAGTATCCGGAAGAGTTTAAGGCCATGGTCATCCAGGTGGCCATGGAGCTGCAGGGCAAGGTCAAGGAGAAAACTCCTAAAAAGACCAGCTGGCTGCAGAACAACTGGAAAGTGGGGGAAGTCCGGAAACGCGGGGATGAATATGTGATTGAGGTGTACAACAACGTAGAGTACGCCGAGGCAGTGGAATGGGGACACCGCCAGAAGGTAGGGCAGTATGTTCCGGCCCTGGGGAAGCGCCTGAAGGCAAAGACGGTTAAGGGGGCCCACATGATGGAGCTGTCCCTTGCGGAGCTTCAGGCCGTACTTCCCGGATACCTGCAGGAGTGGATGAACGATTTCCTGAACACCCATGACATTGTATAAGACAGGAGGAACTAACTGTATGGATGAGAACATCTTACAGGCAGTAAAGGACGCGGCCATCGGTATGCTGCGCGGCCATGAACCGGATGTGGATGTGTATGCCGAGGAAATTATGCGGACGGACAGGACGCTGGAGCCGGAGGATGAGGATAGCAGTAAATGGTATTTTGTGGAGGTGATTCCCGCCTCATTCACGACCATCAGCCCGGACCAGACAGAAGCGGCCCTGATGGTATCCATAGATTACCATGAGCCAGAGGAGTCAATCCGCAGATATGGCGAAAAGGCCATGGAACTGGACCGCGTATTCCGGCCGGTCTTTCCATTTGCTTACGGAGGAG